GATCTAGAGAAGATTGAGATTATGGGGATTGAAGATGGCGGCCAATGGATTCCGTTTGCTTTCCATATAGGGATTGTGGTGGCATGTAAGCTCACTACGCCAGATGAAGACTCTCCAGCATTTAATTGCACAACAATTTTTACAGAGCAGGGAGACACGTATATTATTGATACTCCTTACATTGAGTTTCTTAAGCTTTTCATGATCCATAATAATACTACTCCTAAAGAAGAGAAAGAGGGGGATGATGAAAAGAATGATTTAGAATTTTAACAACCAAACAAAAAAAACCATGAGTGAAGAACAACAAGAAAAAGCAGTTCCTACAAAAGAGGAGATTGTATCTTTTATGAGGGAACAGATTGAAGTGAAGAGTGTACAGCTTGAGCTTCAAGAATTGAACACGGGCTTGGCTGTCTCTAGGGCAGAAGAGCTAAAGGCTCTGGCTTTCATTGCACAGATGACACAGCCGGGGGGAAGACCAGAGGGTGTTCCACATACATTGACGCAGGAAGATTTGGATAATAATCCAGAACTTGCTAGTGGTGGATTTAAGGTGGGGGATGAAGTGATTGTCCCTAATGAAGCTCCTGCAGAGAAGCAAAGAACATTAAAGAAGAACGCTTAATTTATTACAATGGCATTAGTTAATCAAGTAGATAAGAGAGTGAAGATGAGCACTTGGCAGATTGTCAAGTACCAGATTCTTACGCATTGTTATCTCTTTGATATACCAGCGAGTGAGGCAGACCTAAACTGCCTCACTTTTTTGGCCATAGAGGGAGAGCAAGAATTAACTCATTTTTGTAATAAAGCGTATGATAAGAAGATATTTTCTAGTACACAGTCTGTAAGGAATTGTTTGACAAAGGCAGAAAAGAAAGGATTGATTAAGAAGGAAGGAAAGAATAAGAAAAAGATTTCTATCAATCCCACACTTAATGTGTATGCCAGCGGGAATATTTTATTAGATTATAAATTCTTAAGCGTTGAAGCCTAAAAAGTCTAAAGAATTAATTCCTAACGTTGCTAAGGATCTTGGCGTATCAGAGCAAATGGTGTCAGATGTAACATCATTTTATTGGCATGAAATTAGAAAGAGTTTATCTAGCCTAAAGCATGCTAGAGTTCATGTCACCAATTTAGGGGATTTTACAATCAAGCATTGGAAACTAGACGATAAGATAGACATGCTTGAAAAGTTTAAAGAAAACTTTAGACAAAAAGGACTACAAGAAATTGTAACAAGATTTAGAACAGACGAAACCTTATTTGATTTAAAAGCCATTAGAGAGTTAATGGATGAGGAAAATCAAAGAAGGGATTTTATTAAATTACATAAAAACAACAATGAGCCTAAAAGAGAACATAATCAAAATTTGGAAATCAAAGGGGGCAATACTTGAGGGTGTAAAGAATTCTATATTTAAGAGAGAAGATGTAGAAGAGATTGCACGATATAGAATGCTTATTTGCAAATTCTGTGATGTCTATACAGAAGAGGATGAAGGATGCATGGTGCCCGGCACATCTCCATGTTGTAGTCAACTAAAAGGAGGATGCGGATGCTCACTACAGTTTAAGACAAGATCACTTTCTTCATGCTGTCCTTTAGGGAAATGGGATGCTGAGGTGAGCCAAGAAGAAGAGGATATAATCAATCAAAAACTAGGAATATAAACACAATGAGCATTATTAAATTCACAGCACACGATCACAGTTACACAAGTTTAGATGAGAAGGACAACATTAAGTGGGTTTCTGTAACATCTTTTATTGGTAATTTTAAACAACCATTTGATGCAGACAAGATTGCGTTAAAATCTTCTAAGTCTAAAAAGTCAAAATGGTACGGAATGACTCCAGAAGAAATCAAAGAGGCTTGGAACAACGAGTCTTTGCGTGCTACAACATTGGGTACATGGTATCACAATTGTAGAGAATCTGATATATGCTCTTTTGAAACCATGGAAAGACATGGTAAAACTATTCCTGTTTTTAAAACCATTGAGAATGAGGGAGTTAAGTTTTCTCCTAACCAAAAGTTAGTGGATGGCATCTACCCAGAACTAATGGTATATTTAAAATCATCTGGACTTTGTGGTCAATCTGATTTAGTGGAGGTGATAGATGGACATGTACACATTACAGATTACAAGACTAATAAGGAGATTAAGACTGAAGGATTTACAAACTGGGAAGGAATCACTACTAAGATGAATTTTCCTGTAAATCATTTAGATGATTGTAATGTAAACCACTATGCATTACAATTAAGTTTGTACATGTATATTATATTAAAGCACAATCCTAAATTAAAACCAGGAGTGCTCACTATACATCACATTGTATTTGAAACTGTAGGGGCAGATAAGTTTGGTAACCCAATTACCGCTCTTGATACAAATGGAGATCCTATTGTAAAGGATATTGTTCAATACACACTTCCTTATTTGAAGAGTGAGATAATTAGCTTGCTACACTGGCTAGAAGACAACAGAGATAAGCTAAAAGAAAAACACTAATGGTATTAAACCACAACATTGATAATATAAAGTGTTTGGTAAGATTATCCCATTTTACAAAAAGGGAAGAGGATAAAGACACTTACCACAATGCTTATGCATTTGCTATTCAATCAATAGCGGGAAAGATTCTTACATTTCATATTATGACAGATTATGGGATGGTGAGAAGCAGGGTGCCGATTAGTGAGATATTTTTTTCAGAACCAACTAAAGATATTCCATTTCATTTTAAACAGCTATGGGATTGTTTTAGTGAAAATGTCTCTGTAATTTGTTATGATTACCTTTGTGAGAAAAGATGTCAGGTGGTGCTAAAAGATGGAAGTATGGTGTGGGCTAGTTACATGTTCACTGTAGATTGGTATAATAATGCTTATTCAGACGAACCTACAGATTATAAATGTGGACATATACTTATTGCGGACGATGGTTATTTTTTATGCCAGCCAAACAATAGAATATTTTGGAAAGACTCTAATTGGGTTACAAAATCTTTTCCTATTGAACCAAAAGAAATAAAAGTTGATTCAGAACTACTATCTGTTGAGACAATTTCAGACAGATGGGTAAGTGATGATGGGGATTCATATTATTATAACATAACTAAAGAATAATGTTACTTATAGAAACTTATTTAGCAGAGTCACCTGGAATGGGACTTGGCTTATTTACTAAAAACTTCATTAAAAAAGACACTGTAATATGGGAGTTTGTAGAAGGCTTTGATATAGAAGTGCACGTAGATGAATATAAAAATTTGAATGATGTTCAGAAGGCATTTATAGACAAGTACTTCTGGAAAGAAGGAGATTACTTATACGGTTCTTGTGACTATTCAAACTTTCAAAACCATAGTTATAATCCAAATTCTGTAGTGATAGGTGAAAAGATGTTAGCTGCAAGAGACATTTATCCACACGAGGAAATATTAGTAGATTATCAGACTTTTGATGATAACTTTGATTCTTATAAAGACATATTAAAATGATAAGATTATTTGATGTACAAAATGGTAAAGTGATTCCTAGTGAACATTGTTACACATTAAAGTTTTTAAAAGACATCATGGACGAGTATGGTGAAGAATCTACAAAGGTTTATGCATATTTGTTTTATATGACTTGCCCTAACCCAGATTTAAATCCTTTTTTTGATGTTCCTGAAACAGATAAAGAAGAGATTATTATAACTGAGGTGGATGGGGACTTTTCTACAGAAGATGATCTTGTAGTAAATGGATTAAGAATGTGCAAGAAGTTGTACGAAACACCTACATACAGAGCATATCAGGGCATCAAGATTGCACTAGATAATATGGCTGGGTTTATGGCCACTGAAAGAGTGACATCTGGTAGAGACGGATCTGCAACAGCTATTCTTAGAATTGCTGAAAGATTTGACTCTGTTAGACAAAGTTTTAAAGGAGTGTATAGAGACTTGATGGAAGAACAACAATCACAAGTTAGAGGAGGACAGAATTTAGCATACGATCAATAATATTATGAGAGAACCAAACAGAGAACGTAAGTCAGAAATTAAATACAATGTTACGCTTAATGATGAGCAAAAAGAAGCAAAGCGTTTAATCATTGATAATCAGATAGTTATAATTACAGGAAGAGCAGGTAGTGGTAAAAGTTTAGTATGTGCACTAACAGCATTAGATTTCCTAAACAAAAAACAGTGTGATCAAATCTTTGTAACACGTGCTACTATCGAGGTGGGGTCTTCATTAGGCTTTCTTCCAGGTACATTAGATGATAAGTTTAATCCCTATCTAGAAGCATTTCAGGAAAACTTAGTAAAGTGCACTGAAAAAGTTAGGGTGGAGAACCTAGTAAAAGAACATAAGATTATTGCCTATCCCGTGCAGTTTATTCGTGGCAAGACAATTGATGACATTCTTGTTGTAGAAGAAGCCCAAAACCTTTCTAAAACAGAAATGCTAGCTATTTTGACACGTCTAGGTAAAACTGGAAAGATTATCATTAACGGTGATAATGAACAACAAGACACTAAATATGGGGTAACGGGTTTAAGTTATGCAATAGAGCTATCTAAAAAGATTGAAGAAATTAAATGGGTAAAGCTTAAAGAAAACCATCGTAGTGATATTGTGGGTAAAATACTAGAATACGAGTATAACTGTTAAATAGTACCATGTAGAGTGACGAAATTGGCAGACGTACCCACCTGTCTCGTGGGTGTGGAACAACTGATAAAGGAATTATCCCTAAAGTCCACTTGGTGGTTCGACTCCATCCTCTACAGCAAATGTTCCTAATACTAATGGAAAAATAATGTTTAAAGAAATACCTACATACGAAAATGGTAGTTGGAGTGTAACAACATTTGATACTAGAGAGGAATTTAAAGACTACCTCTTGTCTATTTTTAAGGAGCCCGGAAAATACGAGTTTAATGAGACTAGTAAAATTTTTAACGAAGAGGGCAGAAAGTTTCAGAAACAGGGGTTTTATTGTGCAGCTCCTGTAAAAACCAAAGATTTTATTGCATACTGGGACGATCAGAAAAGAAAATGTCGTAACGGCATTATTGTAAAAGACGGTGATTATTCTTGGTATGTAAGTAGAGACTACTACATGTGGTTAAACTTTCTTCCAATTTATGACAAAGAGGAAAAAAGATTTGACTTTGCTAAGGTAAGAGATGCACAGTATCACATGGCGTTGTACGAACATCTAGCTGAGATGCACTACAAGCATGCCATCATTCTAAAAAAGCGTCAAATAGCGTCTTCTTATTTTCACATGGCTAAGTTGATAAACCAATATTGGTTTGAAGAAGGAGCTGTATTAAAGATTGGTGCTTCTCTAAAGGATTATATTAACGAGAAGGGCTCATGGAAATTCCTTAATGAGTATAAAAACTTCTTAAATGAGCACACTGCTTGGTATAGACCAGCTGAACCTGACAAGGTGGGGGCATGGCAGCAGCAAATTAAAGTGAGGATTGGTGGTCGTGATACTTATAAAGGACTTAAATCTACGATTAATCTCTATTCTTTTGAAAAAGATCCAACCCATGGTGTCGGTGGACCCGTAACTTATTTCTTTCATGAGGAAGCTGGTATTGCTCCAAAGATGGATGATACATACGGATTCATGAAACCAGCTCTTAAGTCTGGTCACATGATTACGGGTCAATTTATTGCTGCCGGATCTGTCGGTGATCTTGATCAATGTGAGCCAATGAAGGAGTATATTCTACACCCAGAAGAGAATGGCTTCTACGGGGTAGAAACTGACCTTATAGACAAGGATGGAACAACTGGTATATCAGGACTATTTATTCCTGAACAGTGGTCTATGCCCCCTTATATTGACAAATACGGCAACTCTAAAGTGGAGGAAGCTTTAGAGGCTTTAGAGAAGGAATTTGATAAGATGAAAAAGGATCTTGATCCAGCAGCTTATCAGTTAACCGTATCTCAGCAACCAAGATGCATTGAAGAAGCATTTGCTACTCGTAAGATAAGTGTATTTCCTCCACACTTGGTGGCTAAACAAATGCAAAGGATTCAAGATAGGCAGTATCCTATAGAATATTTAGAGCTTTCTAGAAATGCAGAAGGCAAAATAATAGATAAGCCATCTAGGAAAACACCTATTATGGATTTTCCTATATCCAAAAAAACAGAAGATAAAGAAGGTGTAATCTGTGTTTACGAAAGACCGCACAAAGATCCTACATTTGGGATGTACTACGCTTCTGTGGACCCCGTTGGAGAAGGAAAGACCACCACGTCTGAATCACTATGTTCTATATATGTATATAAAAACCCTGTTGAGATTATTAAGGATGAAGGGAACGGAAAAGTAAAAAACGAAATAGAACGTGACATGATTGTAGCATCATGGTGTGGACGTTTTGATGATCTTAACAAAACTCATGAAAGACTGGAGCTTCTTATAGAATGGTATAATGCCTGGACAATAGTAGAAAATAACGTAGCTTTGTTTATTCAATACATGATTAGTAAAAAGAAACAAAGATACCTTGTGCCAAAAGATATGATCTTGTTCCTAAAAGATATTGGAGCAAACAGAAACGTTTTTCAAGAGTATGGTTGGAAGAACGTTGGTACATTATTTAAAGGAAATGTACTATCTTACGGTATTGAATTCTTAAAAGAAGAACTAGATTACGAGACTAAAGAAAACGGAGACATTGTAAAAACAGTGTATGGCGTAGAACGTATACCAGACATTATGCTTCTTAAAGAAATGCAGGCTTATAGAGAAGGACTAAACGTTGACCGGTTAGTAGCATTTTGTGCTCTTATAGCCTTTGCAAAAGTACAGCAGAGTAACAGAGGCTTGGCTAAACGTGTGGAAGTTACAAAAGAAAACTTGGATAACTCCCAGAAATTTAGTAAATTAAACTTGAGCCCCTTTAGACATATTGGAGGTTCAAAAGGTAGTTCCTCTGGTATAAAAGCAACAAGAAATCCTTTTAGAAATATAAAATAATTATGTTAGATAAAGAACTTCATGCTGAAAAAGTAACTATTCTTTCTAGATTAATTAAAGAGAGCTCTCTTACATTAGAGGAGGCTCTCCTTCTTTTAAGAGAAGGGGAAGAAGAAAAAGAAGAAAATATTAAAACATCAAGCCTTCCTCTTACAGGATATGTTTATGCAAATGGTACAATAGGAACAGGTACTACTACTCCAACTAGTCGAATGACCATTGGCTCAAATGGAACTGTAACTTTTAGTTCATCAACTGACTTAATTGCTGAAAACTCAGCTGACTTAAATACTTAAATATCATGCAGATATATAATGCTCTAGATCTCAAATCTGGTAAAAAGGCGGATTATAATAAAATGGGTACACTTACCCAGCCTATCCAGTTTTTGCCTGAAAAGGAAAAAGATGATGAATGGAGAGCATGGAACCTAGATTGGCTAGAGTTCCAAGGTATGAAGCAACTTAGACGCAATGCTCGTAGACTAATGAAGAACTACAAGCTTGCTAAAGGCATTATTGACAAAGCAGATTACATTGTTGAGGAAGACAATGAAATGGCGGATCTTATTGATACGCTAACTAAAGAGGACGAGTCTGCACTAGAACTTAAGTTCTATCCCATTATTCCTAATGTAATTAACGTATTGTGTAATGAGTTTTCTAAGAGAAGCTCACGCATTATGTTTAAAGCCGTTGATGATATTTCATACAACGAAATGATGGAAGAAAAGCGTTCTATGATAGAGAAAGTTCTTCTACAAGACGCTGAGAGGAAGATGATGATGGAAATGATGGCAATGGGTATTGAGCTAGATTCTGAGGAAATGCAGAAAGCTACAGCTCCAGAGAGCCTACAGCAACTTCCAGAGATTGAAGGATTTTTTAGAAAAGATTATAGATCTATGATTGAAGAGTGGGCTACCCACCAGATGTCAGTAGATGAAGAAAGATTTAAAATGCAGGAGTTAGAAGAGCGTGGCTTTAGAGACATGCTTATTACTGACCGTGAATTTTGGCATTTTAAAATGAATGAGGACGACTATGATGTTGAGCTATGGAATCCATTGCTTACGTTCTATCACAAGTCTCCAGACGTTAGATACATCTCTCAGGGTAACTGGGTCGGTAAGCTCGATATGTTGTCTGTATCAGACGTTATTGACAAGTATGGATGGATGATGACTCAAGATCAGTTAGAGTCTCTAGAAGCCATTTATCCGGTCCGTTCAGCAGGATATGCTGTACAAGGATACCAGAATGATGGAACATATTATGATCCTACCAAATCCCATGATTGGAACACAGAAATGCCATCCTTGGGATATAGACAATATGCGTCTTTGTACGATACTAAGTTTGGTACAGGAGATATTGTAGAGTGGATTCTTGCAGACTCAGAAGACACTGTAGACTTTGGTAAGTCTCATTTGTTACGCGTAGCTACTATCTATTGGAAGTCTCAGCGTAAGATTGGACACTTAACTAAGATTACTGAAGAAGGAGAAATTATTCAAGATATTATTTCAGAAAGCTACAAGGTTACAGATAAACCTATTTATAATACTACTATTTATAAACAAAAGTCAAAAGATAATCTAATCTTTGGTGAACACATTGATTGGATTTGGATTAATGAAACTTGGGGTGGTATAAAGATTGGACCTAACAGACCGGCATTCTGGGGTATGAATAACCCTGGAGGAATTAATCCTATTTATTTAGGTCTCAATGGTGGTAAACCAGGACGGATTCCTTTCCAGTTTAAAGGAGATGCAACACTTTATGGATGTAAACTTCCTGTAGAAGGATCTGTATTTGGTGATAGAAACACAAGAAGTATTTCTTTAGTAGACTTAATGAAGCCTTATCAAATTGGTTATAATATTGTTAATAACCAAATTGCTGATATTTTAGTAGATGAACTAGGAACAGTTATATTACTAGATCAAAACTCTCTACCTCGTCATTCTTTGGGAGAAGATTGGGGTAAAAACAATCTAGCCAAAGCTTATGTGGCTATGAAAAATTTCCAGATGCTTCCTTTGGATACATCTATTACAAACACCGAGAATGCTCTTAACTTTCAGCATTATCAAGTGTTGAACCTAGAACAAACTAATCGTTTGCTTTCTCGTGTTAACCTTGCTAGTTATTTTAAAAACCAAGCTTTTGAAGTAATTGGTTTGAACCCTCAACGTATGGGTCAAGTAATATCTCAGCAGCAAACTGCTACAGGGGTAGAGCAAGCAATGAATGCTTCTTACGCACAAACAGAACAGTATTTTATTCAACACTCTGATAATTTAATGCCACGTGTGCATCAAATGCGTACAGATTTGGCTCAGTATTATCACTCTAAGAAACCTAATCTACGTCTTCAGTACATCACTTCTAAAGATGAGAAGGTTAATTTTGAGGTTAATGGTACTGATTTATTGATGAGAGACTTGAATATATTCTGTACAACTAAAACAAACTCTCGTGCTGTAATGGAGCAACTTAAACAACTTGCTCTTAGTAACAATACTACTGGTGCTTCTATTTACGATCTTGGTAATGTAATTAAATCTGAGTCTATTGCAGAACTTACTGGTGTTCTTAAAAATGCTGAACAGAAAACTCAGGAGGCTAAACAGTCTGAAATGCAGCAGCAACAACAGATGCAGCAAGAAATGATTGAGTCTCAAGAACGTCAAAAGCAAATGGATATGCAGTTTAGAGCAGAACAAGCTAATCTTGATAGACAAACTCAAATTACTGTAGCTGAAATTAGAGGTGCTGGATATGGTGCTGCTGTGGACATTAACCAAAATCAAATGTCAGATTACCAGGATGCTTTAGAAGGTATTCGTAGTGAGCAGCGTTATCAAGATCAAATGAACTTAAAACGTGAATCTGAGCTAACTAGAAAAGAACAAGGAAGTCAAAAATTACAGATTGAACGTGAAAGACTTCAAACCCAGCGTGAGATTGCTGATAAGCAATTACAGATTGCTCGTGAGAATAAAAATAAGTATGACTCAGGAGGAAAAGTTTCTGGCAAGAAAGGGAAATAACTATAGCTCTATTATCCGCACCTTAGATAAAAAAGATGCGTTATACATAAATTTTTAAGATTTATGTTGTATATTAAATATGTAGAGATACACATAAAACCAAACAAAAATGAATGACAATCAAACAAATGTACAGACATCTGTACAGCAAGTAGATCTTGATATTGATAGTTGGTTAGGAGCCCCTGGTGCGGAAAGCATTGTAACTCCTTCCACTGAAGAAAAGAAAGAACAGAAGCCAAACATCTTTAGTCAGGGAAAGTTTGATACAAACTTTCTAGATGAGGAAGATGATGAAACTGAAGATGCAAAAAAGGATATTAATCCTGAAGCTGCTAAAACGTTTATTGATGATCTTGTAAATGTAGATGAGGAAGAAGATGATGAAGATTCTTCTAAGTCTAGAAGAGGAAGACCTAAGACAGAAAAGTCTGGATTAGTAGAATTTCTTAAGAAACGCATTGAGTCAAAGGAAATGTTTGCCTTTGATGACTACGATGAGAAGACGCAGTCTTTAGAAGACTATTTAAGTGGTCTTGGAGAGAAAGATGTTGAGGAGCTATGGCAAGCCAACATTGATAACTTAAAACAAGAAGTTGCTGCTAAAACTCCTCAAGAGTTCTTTGAATCATTACCTGAAGAGTTGCAATATGCAGCTAAGTACGTAGCAGATGGAGGACAAGATCTAAGAGGTCTTTTCCAAGCTCTTGCTCAGGTTGAACAAGTTCGTCAACTTGATCCTACTAATGAATATGACCAAGAGGGAATTGTAAGAAGTTATTTACAAGCCACTGGTTTTGGTTCAGAAGATGAGATTGATGAGGAACTAGCTACTTGGAGAGATCTAGGTGTACTAGAGAAAAAAGCCAAGCAGTTTAAACCTAAGTTGGATCAAATGCAAGAAGAGTATGTACAAGCTCAACTTGCTGAACAAGAGAATAGAAAAATTCAGCAGGAACAAGCTGCTGATGCATACATGAAGAATGTATTTGAAGCTCTTAGACCAGCCGAGATTAACGGACTTAAGCTTGATAAAAAGACTCAAGCTCAGTTATATAGTGGACTAGTTCAACCAAACTATCCTTCTATTAGCGGTAGACCAACTAATCAGTTAGGCCATCTTCTAGAGAAGTACCAGTTTGTAGAACCAAATTATCCACTTATTGCTGAAGCACTTTGGTTGCTTTCTAATCCTGATGAATACAGAGCTAATCTTGTAAAACAGGGCAAGAACCAAGCAGTAGAACAAACTGTGAGACAGTTAAAAACTGAGCAAGCTCGTAAGAATGTTTCTACTTATCAGGAAGAAGAAGATACTAGATCTAGAAAGATTGCTAGACCTGCAAACATATTTAAAAGATAGAAAAATTAACCCTTATAAAATTATTATTAACCCTTTAAATTAAACAGCCTTATGGCAACTCCGGTTTTGAACAATGGTATATTTCTACGGGATACCAGCTATCAGACTAGCTCACACGTAGACAGCTACCACCTTTCAAACTTGCTTAAGTCAGCAGAACCTACAGACCTTGGTCCAGTAGATTTGTGGGCAATGGCACAAAAAGTAGAAATGCCTTTGTACCAAATGTCTAGCTTTGGCGGTAAGAACGTTATCTCTGTAGATAACGCACGTGGTGAGTACAAGTGGCAGATTCCTGTTACCCAGGATCTTCCTTATGTAACTGAAGATATTGAATCAGGCAATGCTACTAAAGGTATTGATGGTCAGTCCTTCAAGATCAAATTGAACAAGCGTTCTTTTGGTCACGGTGATATTATCACTTATGACAAGTACAATGGTGTTGAAATGTACATCACTGCAGATGATATCATCCCTGCTGGTGACGGTTTTATCTACACTGTTCAGTTGGTAAACAATGACAATGCTAAGTTCTTGGATAACAAGTATCTTAAAGTTGGTACTAAGGTGTTCCGTAAAGGTTCTGCTCGTGGTGAGTATGGTGAAAGATTCTCTGACATCGGTAACATCAACGCTGGATTCCGTGAATTCTATAACTATGTAGGTGGAGCTGAAGCTCACGTTCATTATTCTGTAAGCTCTAGAGCTGACTTGATGATGAAAGGTGGAATGAAAGCTGATGGCACAGTTCCAGTTATTGAACTTTGGAGAAACTTTGACAAGAGCTCAGATCCTTCTGTTTCTTCTCTAGAAGACATGGCTTCTAAAATGGGTAAAGATTATGTAAAGAAAGCTTACCAGTCTGGTCAGTTGACTCGTACATTCTTGACTACTATGGAAGCGGCTCATTTGACCAAAATTGCTAATGACATTGAGACCTACCTAATGTGGGGTCAGGGTGGTAAAGTTAAGCAGGATGGTCCTGATGATATCCGTCTATCTGTAGGTCTTTGGAAGCAGCTTGATAACTCTTACAAGCGTATTTACAACAAAGGTTCATTCAATCTTGACTTGTTTAAGTCTGAGATCTTTAACTTCTTCAACGGTAAAGTTGAATTCCAAGGTCCAGATCCTAAGCGTCAATTGGTTGTACAAACTGGACTTGGTGGTATGAAGCTTGTTAACGAAGCTATTAAGAAAGAGGCTATCAACTCTGGCTTGGTAATCAATGCTTCTGAAGTAGGTGCTATCACTGGTAAAGGAATGGATCTAAACTTTGGATTTGCATATACTCAGTACGTTATTCCTTTCTTGGCTAACGTTAAGTTTGTGTTGAACCCAGCGTTTGATAACATTCATACTAACGATATTGAGAACCCAATTATTGATGGTTTCCCATTGTCTTCTTACAATTTCATTATCTTTGATATTACTGAGAATACTAACGACAACATCTTCTTGTTGAAGCTTTCTTGGGATAATCAATTGAAGTGGTTCTATCAGAACGGTACTATGGATTACATGGGACGTACTCAAGGCTTCCAGTCTTCTGGACAGTTCAACGGTTACCGTGTATTCATGACTCAAACTATGCCAGCTATCTGGGTTAAAGACCCAACCAAGGTGTTGAAGATTGTCATGAGAAACCCAGTTACTGGAGGATCATTCTAATAAAATAATATCTAATGCAGGGGGATTTAGGTCTCCCTGCTGAAGATATGCCAATGCCTCCCCGTAGATAGTCTCTGCGGGCCACCTATTGTACGCGTACCATGGTGATCACATGGGGAGCTCGCAACTCTCAATAGGTTCTAAACGTGAGGTCGCAAAATGCGACCGCTAGTTGTAATAAAAACCAAATAAACCAAACATGAGCGGAGTAACAATCGTGGAGAAGTATCCACAAAACAAAAAGTCCACTATTGCCATTAGACCATTCTTTGATCCAATGGTAGATAACATGGGACTACAGAAGTATGGATTAAGTCTTTTTGATGGAGCTTTTCATGAGGAACAGCTAGCTTGTCTTGAGATTAACGGTATCAAACGATATATTACAGGATTGAATGAGTTTTCACCTGAAGTTAAAAATTTGCCTGCTGAAGATCAAGAAGCTAAAATCAAACAGATTAGAGTAGTAGTAGCTCAGTTAGAAAGAGAACTAGCTGCCAATGTTGTAGAACCTACTGATGAGCAGTTCTGGAACAAAATTAAATTAATGAAACCTGATAATTCAGAGTTTTGGGATAAGATTAAAATTAGATGCGGCAACGAACCTACTTATCTAGAACCTGATAAAGATCCATATGATTTAATTAGATTATATGCTATTGACGCAGGAGGATTTTCAATTGTAGCTAAAAGCTTGGAAGAAGCACGCAGAATGCCAGTTCCTCCAAAGTTTTATTTGGACAAGCTTGAAGAAACTGCATCAGTGCAAACAGAAGTTAAGAAGCTTCGTAATAAAGCTCTTTCCGAACTTCAGAAGTTGTTTGATAAGAATCAGAATAAGTTATTGTATGTAGCAAAAGTGCTAGATGCAAACAGTGCTCAGTATAAGAAGTCTACTCCTAATGATATTATCTATGACAACATGGATAAATACATCAATGGGGATCTTGTAGAAAAAGATAAGCGTAAAACCGCTCAGAGATTCTTAGATGCTGCTACACTTGATATGGAAACTTTAAAGATTAGAGCAATTGTTAAAGATTCATCATATTTTAAGTTTATTGCAACTAAAGCTGATGGGTTTATCTACCACATGGAAACTACAACAATGTTAGGACGAACTCCTTCTGATTGTGTAGAATACTTGAAAAATCCTTTGAACGAAGAGATTTTGGTAGACTTAACTAAGAAGGTTGAGAAGTATTGGAATCAATAAAAACAGTACCTGGATGCTTACTATAAGAACAGCATCCAGGTCATTATAAAATATGAACAACAATCTGTTACAAATTAAAATCAAGCAAAGGCTTAACAAGCTTAGCTCATTTGATTATGACAACATTGAATGTTGGATGATCCAAGAAGCTTTTAATAAAGCTCAGCTTGAGTGGGTAAGAAGAAGATTGCATGGGCTAAATGCTTTAAGAGAATCTTCTGAACAAAGTGTAACAGTTGTTGATGATGTTCAAATATTACTTACTGAAACAGAACTACGTGGTATAGAACAACTTAAGTTCTTTGAAACAGAAATTATTCCAGCTAATTACTTACATTTCGTAAGAGTTGGTGCTAATGTAAAGAATGATTGCTGTCCAAAAAGAGTGCTTTCTACAATTTATCAAGCTGAAGAAGCTAACGTAGATATGTTATTAGCTGATAGTTTTAAGTCTCCTTCATTTGAGTGGGCAGAAACTTTCTGCACAATTATTGGAGACAAGATTAGAATTTACACTAATGGTTTGTTTACTGTCCATGATGCTAAATTAGTGTATTACAGAAAACCAAAAGATATTCAGATTGCTGGATGCACAAATATTTCTACAGGACAAACTTTTCTAACTAATGTAGAATGTGAGTTAAAAGATGATATTTGTGAAATTATTGTAGATGAAGCTGCTGCTATTTTAGCAGGTGATATAGAGTCTATGAATCAGTACCAAAGAGAAGTTCAAAACGCACAAAGAAATAGCTAATGATGCAGAAATTACAAAGACCTAGTATGATGGGACCATGTGCTGAAACAGCAATGATGTTGGCTCATGCACAAGCTTTGACAACTAGCATGCATCAGTTGCATCTTAAAATTACTGGGCCTGGTTCTTATTCAGCTCATAAAGCTCTTAATGAATTTTATGATGCAATGCCAGATCTTGTAGACACTGTAGCTGAGCAGTATCAAGGAGCTCGTGAGAAGCTTTTAGATTTTCCAATGGTTGCTGCGTATAAGTGCAGTTCTGTACAGGAAGCAATTTCTCACATGAAAGATTTATATACTGAAGTTGTAGAATTACAAAAAATTATGCCTTTTTCTGAAGTAGTAAACCAACTAGATGAGGTGAAAAGTTTGATTTCTTCAACTAAGTATAAGTTAATGTTCTTAAGTTAAAATTTATTTATTTATCTATAACCCTTAAATTTAAAAATTATGTATTTTCCTAATGCATTTCGCAAGTCATTCTTGCCTGCTAGCACTACACTTGCTAGCTCAGGATCAACTGCTGCTTTGTCTGCTGGACAGATTGGTTTCTTTGATGCCAAAACTTTCCAAGTAGTATCTGCTCAGGCTGCTCCATTTATTTTGGCTGAAGGTAGCCGCTTTGCTTCTGACAAAATTGGTCCCGTTCATGGTGGATACAAAGAGTCTAAGAAGTCTAAAGTGATTAACCCTAAGTATGTTAGTCGTCTTATTAAAGTAACTTCTGACGTTGCACAAAATCAGATTGTTTCTGTAGATCCTTCTGCAGCTACAATTAACAGTGACACTACTTATCGTCTACGTCTAGACATCAAAGGTTCTCCAGCTCTTCGTTTTTTGAGCCACAATCTTTACAAAACTCTAGATGCTCACAGTGGTTGTGATACTGTTGCTGGTACTACTAACACAGTAGATCAGAACGTGATCTTGCTTAAGTGGAAAGATCAAATTAATGAAGCTCCATTGTTGAAAGACTTTGTAGTAGCTAAGGTATGGAACAGAACTACTGCTTCTGTAGCAATTAACCCAACTGCAGCTTCTGCAACTATTGTTGTAGCTAACGCTGATGCAGCTCTTTTCCAAGCTGGTGAGAAAGTAGTTCATGCTTCTTTGGCACCAAACTCTTTGGTAGTTTCTGTTGGAGCAGCTGATTCAGCTGGTTCTGGTAACGCAAACGTTGTGTTGAGCAAAGCTGCTGTAAATTCTGCAGATGGTAACGCTGCAATTTTTACTGAAATTGCAACTGGTACTTATTCTCCTCAAACTGTAGCTAATAACATTGCTGCTGTAGATTCTCACCTAGAAATTACTGCTGCTTATGTTGAAACTACATTTGGTACTTGTACTTTCACTCCAACTGATTTTTATGGTCTTGAGCCATTGTTTATCTACACTTCTTTTGTAGATGAGTCTGGTGATCCTTGTGCTGTAAATGGTTTTGTATCTGCAGAGATTCAAGCTCCTAAGCAAGCATCTGGTCTTGGAGAAACTGTACTTCGTGAATTGATCCTTGATGGACGTTATTTGCAAAATGCATATCCTGATAGCTCTCGCGTAGATAGTTTACGTATGCGTGAGATTGAAGCTGATCCAGCTTTGGCAGCTGTAACTAGAACGGCTTTGTATGATCAAGTTTTGATCTTGCACAATGTTCCTCGTTTTAACAATCCTACTAGTACTTTTGACAATGATCAGTATTTGATCGTGATTCACGTACCTGCTGGTACTAACACTGATTCAATTACTAACTTCATTGTATCTAGTACAACTTCTGCTGGAAACGCTGTTGCTCTAGAGACTGTTTAAGGATAGTTAGTTTATAAACACTAAGGGAGAGGACACACGTCCCTCCCTTTTTGTTTTTGGACATGTCCCTAAAAATTAGTATATTATTATTGAGAACTTGTATTCTCTGATCTACATAAATATTTAAAGTTTACAGCTATGGCAAGCAAACACCAGCTAAGTTTAGAGCTTCCTGACACAAACAATATTAAGGTATTGCGTCTTTTTGACACAAGTATATATGCAACAAGCTTGCCTGTAGATTGTGGATCACTAAGAATCACTTCTCCTGGGTTTAACCTACCTGTAGGAATTGAAGTTCTACCTAACTTTAACATTGTCTTAAATGCGTGTAGTTTAGGACTACAACGTACCGGATGTGCAGAAGCATCACAACCATTACCTGATGGTATTTATGTGATTAACTATTCTGTTAGTCCTAATACAAATGTTTTTGTAGAATATAATCATTTGAGAACTACACAAACAACAAATAAATATTTTAACTTACTTTGTGATTTAGAAATGGCAGCCTGTGAACCAGATGCTGACGTTAAAGAAAAGCTTGAAGAGTTGCGTCTAATCAAAAGTTTTATTGATGCCGCTAAAGCTAAAGTAGAATATTGCCATGAACCATCTGCTGGTATGGAACTATTAATGTATGCTCAAAAAAGATTAAATAAGTATACTACAGAGTGTGCGTAAAATAAAGATTTCATAAAAAACCAACATATATGAGAACTTGTACAAATTGCGGAACCACAATTACATGTGGATGCCAAGACAGAATAGCTTCAAACGGTGTAAGAGTTTGTGCTAATTGTATTGGAAGCTATGAAGCTCAAATTATTTTAAATAATTTTTCAGCTTCTCTCCAAAACATATCATCATCTTCTAAAACAAATAGTGAAAATGAGAAACCTTCTCTCTAAAAAAGAAAAACACTATAAGCAGTTTGCAGATTCTTTAAGTAGAATTTGTAAAAAAATGCGTTATGGTATTGACTCATGCAGACCTGATCTTGATGACGATCTTATTGAAATGAGAAAGCAGATAGTAGATTGGCAAGCTATTGAAGATGAAGGAGCTTTATCTCAAACTAATATCAATTATACAACCTGGTTACCAATTAGTTACAGAAATGATACTTCTGTACAATACGATACTAGTTATGATATTTGGGGTCCTGGTTATTATAAATCAAACAGTGCTACAGGACCACAACAAGTTGGTGTAGGTTATACGTATGGTAATGGGACACAAAACATTATAGAGGTAAATTCTGGAGGTTGTTTGACTAGAATTAATTTAAACCCGGCTATTACAATTAGTCAAAATAGTTCATTTGTATTTACACAACAAACTCCTTCAACAGTTTGGGATATTGTTCATGGTATGAATTTAGCACCAAATGTAAGAACAGAAGATTTAACTGGTACTGATATAAAAGGTGTTATTGAAAATATAGATAACAATAGGCTAAAAATTTATTTTAATCAAGCTGTAGCAGGTAGAGCATACTTATCATAATGGCATTACAGAAGATATACGTAGATTATGATTTTAATAAGAATAGTATTCTTAATGCTAAGTTACAACCTGTAACTACTGCAGAAAGAAATGCTTTGGCATCTGGATATAATTCTAATGATGCTGGTATTATTGTATATGACACTACACTTCAATTAGTATTTTCTTGGGATGGTAATCAATGGGATCAAGTAAGTATTTCTTCTACTCAAATAGCTCAAATAGCTGAAGCTTTTAATAAAACTGTAGTTGATATTACAGTAACTGCTGATAATGAAAATAGAACAATTATTCTTACGTACAGAGATACACTTTCTATACAAGAGACATATAAATTTTCTCATATTCATAATCAAACAGTATCATCTTCCACGTGGAACATTACTCATAATTTAAATAAATACCCATCTGTTTCTGTAGTTGATTCTAGTAATGAAGAAGTTATTGGAGAAGTTCAGTATACCAATGCTAATTCTTTAGTAGTTAAATTTTCTGCACCATTCAGTGGAAAAGCATTTGTGAACTAATTATAATATAAATACTATGTCTAAAAAGTTTTTAACCAATCTGGATCTAACGCAAAACCAGATTTTAAACGTAGCGGTACACAACAAAGTTGGTCCACCGTCTAGTCCAGTAGTTGGTCAAATCTATTTTGACACTACTCCTTCAGTTTTAAGAATGTTTTTCTGGGATGGTACCCAATGGGTGGACATGTCAGGAGACATCCAAGATGTTCTTGGTGGTTCTGGTCTTACGGCATCTACATCTGCTAATGGAGATGTAATTACATTAGATGTAAACGTAGATAATGCTACAATTGAAATTAACTCTGATAGTCTTAGAGTTAAAGATCTTGGTATTACTACTGGTAAACTAGCAGATTCTGCAGTTACAACAATTAAGATTAATGCCAATGCTGTAACTTTTGATAAGTTACAACAGATTGCCAATCTAAGAGTAATTGGTAACGTATCTGGAGCTACTGCTAATCCAGCTGAAGTTACCATTATTACAGATATGGCTAACTCTAGTTCTACTACACTTGCCACATCTACAGCAATCAAAACTTATATTGATGCCAACGTAGGTAGTTTAGGTAATCTAGAAGGAGCTTGGGATGCATCTAGTGGTTCATTTCCTGTAGGATCAAGCCCAGTTGCTGGCACTAAAGCTGGCGATTACTGGTATGTATCTGTAGCAGGAACAACAGGCAGTGTAGCATTTAACGTAGGTGATGTAATTGTTGCCAAAGTTAATAATGCGTCTACTTCTTCTGCTGCTGATTGGATTCAATTAGAGGTAAATAGAGATCAAGCCACTACAACTATTTTAGGTCTTGTATTTCTTGCCACAAACGCAGAAACACAAACTGGTACAGATGCAAATAAAGCAGTAACTCCTGCAGCATTATCTTCTAGAACAGCTACAGAAACTCGTACAGGTATTGCAGAAATTGCAACACAAGCAGAGACTGATGGAGGTACAGATGATGCTAGAATCGTTACTCCGCTTAAATTAAAAACTTTATTAGATAACAGAACTGGTGGTTATGCAGCAAACATTGGTGGAGCAGGTACTTCATATGCTCTATCTCATGGCCTAAACACTATTGATGTAATTGTGATGATTAAAGATAATACAACATTGGAAGAAGTATTTACAGATGTAGTAATTACAGATGCTAACACAGTAACTGTAAGTTTTGCTGTAGCTCCTTCAGCTAATGCGTATCGTGTAATCATCAAAAAATAATAAAATCTAAATGAAATTTCTATCTGACGTACTAGCTAAAGCTGGTCTGGTAGTAGATGGTGTAGTTACATTTAATAACACAGCTACAGGTCAGACTCCAGATGCTAACGATAACTCTACTAAGTTGGCCACAACCGCTTGGGTTAGAGGGTTTGTTACACCATATTCTTTACCAATTGCGTCAGGTGTTACTCTTGGTGGCGTTAAAGTAGGTAGTGGTTTGGCTATTGATGGAACAGGTGTTTTATCAGTATCAGCTTCTGGTGTTGGAGCTATTAGAGCTTTACAACAAATTACTGCTACGACAGGTCAAACTGTATTTACAGTCTCAGGTGGTTATACTCCAGGACTCATTGACGTTTTTTTAAATGGTGTATTGCTTACACCAACAGCTATTACAGCAACTAATGGTACTACTTTTACATTAGCAGATCCTGCTGTAGTTAATGACCTATTAGACATATTTGTATACAATCCAATTTATAATGGATTTATAACTAGTACAGATCAAGTTCCTGAAGGTTCTGTAAATCTTTATTTTACCAATACTCGTGCAAGAGCAGCTATTTCTCTTACTGTAACTGGTTCATCAGGAGCTTCTACATATAGTTCTATTACAGGTGTATTAAATGTACCAACATATACTTTAGATGGTTTAGGTGGTGTACCGACATCTCGAACACTTACCATTAATGGTGTTACTTATGACCTTACAGCTAATAGATCTTGGTCTGCATTGCCAGTTGGTGGTGTAGCTGGTCAATTATTAGCTAAGGTGGATGGTACAGATTATAATGCTCAATGGATAAATGAAGCTCCTGCAGCTTCTTATACAAGTCAAGTAAAACATGTAGTAAAATCTTCTCAAGCTATTACTAAAGGACAAGCGGTATATGTATCATCTGCTGATGGTACTAATATGATTGTTTCTAAAGCGTCTAATGCTACAGAAGCAACGTCTAGTAAGACAATGGGTCTTTTAGAATCTACAGTAGCTATAAATGGAACAGCTAATGTTGTAACAGAAGGTTTACTTGCAGGTTTAGATACTACTGGAGCTAATGCAGCAGGTGATCCTGTATGGTTAGGAACAGATGGTAATTTAATATATGGCTTAACTAATAAACCTTCAGCTCCAGCTCACTTAGTATTTATTGGTGTTGTTACACGAAGAAATGCTAACAACGGTGAGATTTTTGTAAAGGTACAAAATGGATATGAGTTAGATGAACTTCATGATCTTTCTGTAAAGAATCCATCAGATGGAGACATGATTAAATATGTAGCATCTACAGGTCTATGGACTAAGGTTGCTGCATCAACTACAAACATTGTAGAAGGAACAAACCTTTATTACACACAAGGAAGATTTGATACAGCCTTTGCTGCTAAGAGTACAACTAACTTAGCTGAGGGCACTAACTTATACTACACGGACGCACGTGTAGGAACCTATCTTACAAATAATTCTTACGCTACTCAAACTTATGTAAACACAGCGGTTTCTAATTTAGTAGATGCTGCTCCTGGTACATTAGATACTTTAAATGAGTTAGCGGCTGCTCTTGGAGATGATCCTAACTTTGCTACTACTGTAGCAACATCTATTGGCACAAAAGTTCCACAAACTCGTACTCTTACAATTAACGGAACTACTTATGATTTATCAGCAGATCGTTCATGGACAATAGCTTCTGGTGTTACATCATTTAACACTAGAACTGGGGCTATTACTTCCGCTTCTGGAGATTATACTACCGCACAAGTTACTGAATCTGGCAATTTATACTACACAGATGCTAGAGCTAGATTAGCAATTAGTTTGACTACAACCGGTACGTCTGGTGCAGCCACATACGATAACGTTACAGGTGTTCTTAACATACCACAATATCAAGGTGGTGTTACTAGTTTTAATACTCGTACAGGGGCTATTACACTATCCAGTACCGATGTTACAACTGCTCTTGGTTACACACCTGTAACAAATGCCAGAACATTAACTATTAATGGTGAAGCATATGACCTAACCGCAGATCGTACTTGGACAGTTGGTGTCAATCCTTCAGCTAGAACAATACAAACTTATACAGCTACAGCTTCCCAGACTACCTTCACTGTAACAGGTGGATATGTAGTTGGACTTGTGGATGTATTTATTAATGGTGTTAGATTAACATCAGCTGATTTTACAGCAACCAACGGAACTACTGTTGTATTAACTACAGGAACTGGTGTAAATAACATTGTTGATGTAATTAAATATACATCAGCATTTACAGCTAGTAGTGCATTAAGACAAGTTACATATTTTACAGCTACAGCAGGCCAGACAACTTTTACAGTTAGTTATACACCAGGACTAATAGATGTATTCTACAATGGTTCTAAGTTAGCATCTTCTGAATATACAGCTAGTAATGGTACAACTGTAGTTTTAACTAATGCAGCTGTACTAAACGATACATTAGAAATCATAGCCTATGCTTATTCTGTAGGAGCGTTTACTGGACAAGCACAGCTTAATGGAACAGGGTTTGTTAAGGTAAGTGGTACTACAGTAACATACGATAATAGTACATACTTAACTACATCTTCTGCATCTTCTACTTACCAAACTATTCTTACAAATCCAGTAACTGGAACAGCAACAAGTGGACAAGTAGCTTATTGGTCATCTTCTTCTGCAATCACAGGTGGCTCAAATTTTTTATTTAATTCTAGTGAATCAAACCTTACAATTGATAGAAGTTTATCAACACTTGGTAATGCTATTACAATAAGTAAAGGAAGTGATGCTAATCAAGCTTGGCTAGCATTTAGACAAGGTGGTGGAGGAAATGGCACTTGGAGATTAGGGTATACTGGAGACCCTTATGATTTTACAATAAATGTAGGAACAGATTCTTCTATTGGTACGCAGACATTAAGAATATTTGAGGATTCACAAAATGTAGTTATTGGAACATCAACAGGAGACAACACATCAAGACTACAAGTTGGAGGGGGAGCTACTTTTACAGGAAATGTTGGTATAGGTACTACAACTCCAACTGCTTCCTTTAATGGTAGATTGAGTGTTAGAAACGAAGATGCTGCTAATAATCCCACATTAGTATTATTTAAAAATATTAACTCAGTAAGTACTGAAGATATTTTTAGAGTACAATCATGGAACGGATCGTTTAATACCGTAGCATCTATAAAGGCAAATGGTTCGTCTACTTTTGGAGGCAATATGCTAATTAGTGGAAATATTGAACTACCTAACGGGGCTAATAGGCAGATTACTATATCAAGTGTAACAAACTATAATTATAGATTAAGAACTGATAGTGATGATTTTGTAATTTCAGAGGCTGGAATAACTGACAGATTAAGATACTCTTATTCTAATGTTAGATGGACCATGACTGGAGCTTTAACTGTTAGTGGTGCTGCTAGCTTTTCTAGTAGTGTAACAGCAGTAAATGGAATATTAAGTGGAACAGGAAGTGCATTTGGAGATGGATTAAGAATTAATAGAACTACTTCAAATTCAACTCAATATACTGTTATAAATCATACAGGTGGTGCAACAAATATTGTGTCTGTTGATCAATCAGGAAATAATATTGCTGAAATTTACTTTGGCCGTTCAATAAACGGAAGTACTATTTCAAATAGTATGATGATTAATAAAGACGGAAACGTTGGAATTGGGACGGCTAGTCCTGCTAGTTATTCTAGATTAGAGGTATCAGGTACAGCAGGAGCGCAAATAGACGCAGCCCAACAATTAGTCATAACAGCACCTACCACAACTGTAGGACATGGAGCAGGTTTAAGACTTAACGCTGCAAGTGGTGCTAAGGAAGCCGTAGGTATTGTAGGAATGGTCAATGAGACTAGTGGAAATCTAGGAGCTATGACTTTTCATACTTATGCAGGTGGTGCAAATATTCCCGAACGAATGAGAATCACTTCAAGTGGAGATGTAAGGATTAATCATACAATAGATTTCAGTGCAACTTTTTCTGTTAGAAAAGCAACAGGAAGAAATATTGCAAACTTTAGTAATCAGACAGATGCTGATTTAACTTTTACAACGTCAGAGCCTGGTGCAACTCCATTTGCAAGAATAACTCCGTCTGTAAACGGTCAACCAATCCAATTAGGTGTTAATAACAACAATGTTTTGATTGGAACCACAACTGATAGTGGATATAGATTATATGTTAATGGAGCTTCTTATTTAAATGGATATAATTATGCATCAAGTATTCAATACTTTAGACCAGTAAGTGATACTGTAAATCCAGCTGGTGGAGAAGGTGTTTTAATATTTTCAGGTGGACAAGCTGCAATTAGAATGAATTCTGCCTACACCATGAACTTTGATGTATATAATGGAGGAACTCAGCATACACCATTACAAATTAGACAAAACGGAAACACAGTTCGTGTTAATTCAGAAAATAATAGTTTGTGTTTAGCACTTGCATTTGGTGGAGCAGAACATGGATATTTGGGAGCAACTTCTGGTAATGGTAGATCTTTATTGGCATACTCTCAAAACGGAGGATATGTTTATTTATCATCATCTTCAACATGGGTTGCTGCATCTGATGTAAATAGAAAAAAGAATTTTGAAAGTTATAATAAAGGACTTGCAGAAATTTGTAGTCTACAGCCTACACTATTTAATCTGAAAACTCAAAGTGATCACGAACCTAAAATAGCTGGTTTGATTGCACAACAAGTTGGTGAACATATACAAGAAGCATTTAGTGACGGAGAGTTTATTGGTATTGATTATAATGTTTTGACAGTAACTATCATTAATGCTATTAAAGAACTAAAAGCAGAATTAGACGAATTAAAAAGTAAGAACTAATGAGCAAGAATACAGACATAAGTGAGTTAATAAATTATATATCAGTTAATGGTAGTGGTCATGTAGTATTTACTACTGTACCATCTGCTGCGTCTAATACTGATAAATTTTTAGTATCTGATTCTGGCGTATTAAAATTTAGAACAGCTGCTCAATTATTATCTGACATTGGAGCTCAAGCTTCTGGTAATTATCAAACTGCTCTTACTAATCCTGTTACAGGAACCGGCACTGCTAATTATCTACCTAAGTTTATAGGATCAACTTCAATTGCAAATAGTTTAATTTTTGACAATGGTACTAATGTACTGATTGGTACAACCACTGCTCCTACACCAGTTGCTGGTGTATCATTTCCACTATCTGTAACTTCTTCTGCTGTTACTAGAATCAGAATAGATTCTACACAAGCCACGCCAAACTCAGGATTTGGGCTATATGCTAGTAGTGTACAGAAATGGTCTATTGCAATGTTTGGGACAGGTTCTGACTTTACTATTTATAATGATGCATTACTTGCCTCTGCAATTCTGGTAAAGGGAGCTAGCTCTAATGTATTAGTTGGTTATGGTACATCAACTGCTGATGCTGGCTATAAGCTAGACGTTAACGGAACGGGAAGGTTTTCTAGTAGCAGTTCTGTAAAATTAACTTTAAGTGGTGGAACCAATCAAAATGGTATTGTTTATTCAGCAGTATCATCTGCTCCTCAATACTATTTAGGCTCAGGTTCAGGATTATTGGGAGGTGATTTTGGATTTATTATTTTAGATGTTGCTGATAATAGAGGCGTTCTTTATGATAATAAAAGTACTGGAGAATTAAGATTAACCGCACCAACATTTCAAAGTTTTTATGTTAATTCAAGTAGCCGCATGGCTATTTTTAATGATGGAAATGTTACTATAAGCAACTCACCATCCAACGCAGGCTTTAAGCTAGATGTTAACGGAACAGGGAGATTTTCTAGTACTTTAACTAGTACAAGTTTAACTACAGGTACATCGAGTGGTTCTTCTGTTAATATTACAACAAATGGTAATAACGGCACATCTGGAAGTCCATTACAAACTAATCTTAATTTTTATGGATTTAACTCAAATCTAAATGGTCAAATAAGAGTAGATGACATTGCTGGTACATCTCAAATTGGTACAATGAAATTTTATACTTGGAATTCAAGTCAAGTATTGGCATTAACATTATCTCAGACAGGTGCAGCTAGTTTTACAAATGATGTAACAGCAAATAGATATAGAGGAATTAATAGTTTGACTTTAAACACTTATACAACTGTTAATCCATCTTCTAATGTTTATTTATATTCACAACCAAACGATAGAGATTCTTGGATTTATTTAGACTCAGCAGATACAGTTAGTAACTGGGGTATTTATCATAGACAAATTGATACAGCTGTTTCTGGATTACCTGGAAACTCTATTGGTTTTATTGGAGGAGGAGCAAGTGGATTACAAGCATGGATTTCTCTTGCTACAGGACAGGCTACTTTTAATAATAACATTGCAGCTACAAGCACAGGAGTTGATGGCATTTTTGCTGATGCATTTGTAGGAAGATATAACGCAAATAATAATGAGACAAATGCTATTCAAACAGCTGTTTCATCTGCTGCAGGTGGAAGTGGATTTAGATTCCAAGCAAGTAATGGTGGGGGATCAACAGGAAGAACTACAGTAGTAGATTTTTTAAGAGACAGACAAATTTTTTATGGTAATATAGGAATTGGAACCCCTAGTCCTGTGAATAAATTTCATCTTGAAGGTGGTAAGTTTATAATGACATCTAATGATGGTGGTTATGGACAATTTCAAATAAATGCTCCTGCAGGTGGGGAAGCAACAATTTTATTAGGATCAACAGGTAGTGGTCAAAATAATGGAGGTTACACCAATGTAGGTGTGATGGGAATGGGAGCTTATGGTAATAATAGAGATACTTTAGTTTTAGGTACAGGATATAATGCAGGAACTATATTTTTAAAAAATAACAATGCTTTAATTGGAACTGCAACTGATGGTGGATATAGACTTGATGTTGCAGGTCAAATAAGATCTTTTTCAGGTACACCTCTGGTATTATCAATGACATCTAACCCAGCTAATGATGCAATAGTTGCAGCTAGATGGACTAGTGGTGTTGGTATGGAAATGAGATATTTTCCTGATTTTGCTTTAGGATATATTGACAACACATATCCTGTTGCTTCTGGGCAAGTTTTTGGAGACATTCATTTTAGACAGAATGTTGGTGGAACAATGACTAGTAGAGTTGTTTTAAAAGGTGTTAACGGTAATCTTCAACACCAAATGGCAAACAAAGCATTGACATTTGTTCAACTTACTTCAGTTGTAACTAAAACATTTACAACTTCTGGTGAAGCTACTGGAACATTTGCTGTTACTGATTTTAGTGGTATTCCTTCTAACGCAAAAGCTGTACAAGTATATGGATGGTATCATATAACAGGTTATAGTGTTGGTAGTGGACAAGGAGATCACGCAGTGTCTTGGTTTGGTATTTATAATGATGGTAGTCCTTATTCATGGTCAGGTCCAGCAGCTCCATGGCCAGGCAGTAATTCTAGCTTTGTTTCAGCTTCTTATGGCTCTTTTGTAATGGAACATGATGGAGATGCATCTACAACTGGTGCAAATATTAACTATTATGGATCTTGGCATCAAGGTATTATACATGTAAATTCTAGCGGAAATATTGCATATAGACTTGCTTCAGGAATAAGTGGAGGCACACATTATAATGCATTATATGCAACAGGATATTGGATTTAAATAAAATAGATATGACAAATAAAATAGAAATAACAGATGTTACTTATATAGATGATGTATCTGTATTAAATGAAAAATACAATATTAAAGCACTATCAGTTGATGGAGTAGTAAAAGATTTAGAAGGTAATAATATTATATTACCAGATGATTTTGAAGTAAAACGCCAAGAATTAATTACAGAATATAATGCTTTAAGTTATCAAAGAAAACGCAAACTTGAATATCCTCCTGTTACTGATTATTTAGACGCTATTGTAAAAGGAGATCAAGCTCAAATAGATGAATATATTGCAAAATGTTTAGCTGTTAAAACTAAATATCCTAAACCTTAAAGTGCAGCATAGAAGATTATAATTATAAAATTATTGTAAAATAGATTAACTAATGGGTAATACTAGAGACACCGGATACTTAAGAAACCTTGTAGCATACGATGCCAGTGGTAATATTGTATTACCAGCTAATCTTACTGTTACAGGAAGCATAGTAGGATATGCTACTACATCCTATGTAACCACTCAGATTAATAACTTAATTAACGGAGCACCCGGTTTATTAGATACATTAGATGAGCTTGCTGCTGCATTGGGTGATGATGCCAACTTTGCATCTACCATCACTACAAGTATAGCAGGTAAACAAGCTTCTCTTAGTGGAACCGGTTTTGTAAAAATTTCTGGTACAACTATTTCGTATGATAACACAAGTTACTTACCATTAACTGGTGGTACACTTGGTGGTGGTTTAACCATTAATGGTAATACACAAGGCTATGGTAATTTAGAATTATTAAGTGGTAGTGGTCCATACACATTAATTGGAGAAGGTACAGGTGTAAACCAATATGGTGTTATAGATTGGGATGCTTCAAATAACAGGTTAAGAATAGCAACACAACCTTATGCTTTTGGTGCAAATGGTGGACAAATAACATTAACTACTGGTGGATTAGTTGGCATTGGTACAACAACTCCACAAAGCAAACTTGAAGTAGTTGATGGAACAGGATCTGTTTTTAGAGCAATAACCAATGGTACTAACATTATGGAAATTGGAAATTATAAAGCTGGTGGTGCTGGATACCAACAACTTGATGTAGTTTCCGCAATATTAACTTTTGGAACAGGAACCGCAGGAGGTGGGTCGGCAACTGAAAGAATGAGAATTACTTCAGGAGGCAATATTGGTATAGGATTTACAAATCCTCAATATATACTTCACGTTCAAGATAGTGCTAATACTGGAACAATAGCTTTTGGACATCAATCTTTTCCTGGACTTATTTCTTGTAGTGCAACTACTGGAGAGTTAAGAATTGACAATAGATCCTCATCATCTGGATTTATTACATTTTATCCTAATGGGCAGACTACTGTTGGATCAGAAAGAATGCGTATTACTCCAGGTGGTAATGTTGGTATTGGTACTTCAAATCCAGTTACACAATTAAACGTTGGTCATCAATCTCATGGAATAGGTTTTGCATATTTAGGAGCTTCCTCTCTTCCATCAATAGCCGGTATTTTTACAAGTGATGGAACTGCAGGTGGTCAAACAGGATATGGTTCATTACTTCTAAAGGCAAGAAGTGATTTTGCTCCCTTTTATAGTATTAACTTTTTTACAGCTTCTTCTAGTAATACTCCTGCTGAACGCATGCGTATTACTGCAGGTGGTGTTACTATAGTTGGACATACAGCAGCAGCAGGAACAAACTTTTCACCACCCATCCAAGTTAAAGGAGGTGCAGGGATAGGTAATGGTTTTGGGATTATTTCTGGAAACAATGAAATGGTAGGAGGACTACAACTTGCTTCAAGTGGTTCTAATTCATTTAATATAGCTGCTGATCCAGATAATTTAAGACCCTCCACTGAAATCGGTTTTACTATTGATGGTTCAACACGAATGACTATTAATTCGGGTGGTAATCTTGGCATTGGGACAGATAGTCCTCAACAAAAATTATCAGTAGACGGATCAATAAGAGCAAACCGTTCTATATACTCATGGTATCAAGCAGGAACAAACTCATGGGACGGTTTTCAATTTCTTCACTTAAAAACTAATATGTGGGCTGGAGGATCTCCAAATGGTAATATAGATTATACCATGTCTTTATTTTATGGTAGACTTTATTCCTATTCATCAAACTATGTACGAGAAGGGCATTTTGGATTTCATAACTGGAGCGGTCTTATATATGCTCCATCCACAAGTGGAACATTTTGGTCTGGAGGTTACACATCATCAGATGGATTTGTTGTATTAGTAGTTGCTTTAGGTGGAGGTACATATTTTGGTGTAACAATAGATTGGTATCAAGCGTTTGGTTACCCACTTGTACAAAAAACTGTAACAGCAGCTACTCCATCAAATAGTGGATCAGGTGTATTTTAAAATATAAAATAAAATGGAAGAAATATTAGATATTAACTCACTACCATTTCCTTCAGTTCAAGAAGGTGACAGAGTATTATATTATGAAAAATGGTACGTATACACCAATGGAACTTGGGTAGAAGAAATAAATTAAAAACTTATAAATAGATAATAGTAGGTTATGAACAAACAAAGGAAGACCTCCCATATACTTAACGTATTTCAGTATGACGCAGATGGACACGTTGTGTTACCAGCTAGTCTTACTTTGACCATAGCTCCGGGATCAGAGGATAATAATTCTAAAGTTCCTACTACAGCATGGGTAAGAGCTCTTATTTCTAGTTTGGGATACGTAACACTTGCCTCAGATCAAACAATCACAGGTCTTAAGACTATTGTAAGATCTGGAGATGTATTAAACTTTAAAATTGGTACTGATACTCTTTATGGGTTAAAAGTGGCTTATAACCAAAATGAATTGGTTGAAAGTGGTGAAGCTACATGGAGTCTTGTTAATACATTCAACAGAAACGGCACTGGGTTTTCTGTAACTCCTATATCATTCTTTAGAGGTGTGCTTGTTACAGGAGAAAGACTTCTAAGTGCATCTGTAAATGCAAATCTTTTAGACTACTACTCAAATAATCCATCTGGTAGATATCCTGTATATGCTTACAATACTGGTGTACAACAGTTTTCTACTGGTATTATTGTTGGTAAAACTACTGGAGTTGTTAACGCTGCAACAGGTGCTATATCTGACTTACCATCTGGCGTTGTTGGTAACTTTGGCGGACGGGTTATAGGAAGCAACGCTATTAACTCAAATGAGTTTGTTACACTTACTCAGCTTGATAGTTATGTTCCAACATCTAGAACATTAACAATTAACGGAACTACATTTGATCTTTCTGCTAATAGAACTTGGACTATTCCGGCAGGTGTAACAAGTTTTAATACAAGAACAGGAGCTATCACTCTTTCATCAGGTGATGTAACTGGTGCATTAGGATATACACCATATAATAATACTAATCCTAGTGGATATATTACATCATCTGGATCTATTTCTGGTAATGCAGGTTCTGTTACATACTTAATGAATAGAACAGATTCAGCTGCTTATCCTGTTCTTTGGGGAGCTAATTATACAAATGGTATAGGAACTATAGCGTATTCTTGTGCTGCAGTTACTATTCAATCTAGTACTGGTACTTTAACTGCAACAACGTTTAGTGGAGCTTTATCAGGTAATGCTACTACTGCAACAGCAGCACAAAATTCTAGTTTTTTAACACAAGCTAATGCTACATGGGGTGCTAGAATTCAACTAGGTGGAAATGGAGATCCAGGATCAATTGCTAATCTTGCTGTTGTTCAAGCTACAGATGGCAATTTACATATGGATAGTGGTACTGGTAAATCTATGTATTTAAATTATTATCGTAATGGTATAATTTATTTAAATGGTGCCACATATTTCATTAGTGCTAATGGTTCACAATATAATGGTAACTCTGCAACTGCTACTACATCTTCTCAAGTTAGTATAAATTACAACAATGATTCAAACTCTACATATCAATTATTGTGGGGTAGTGGTAATAGTGTATATGGATCAGCTCAGGTATATGTAAATCCTAGTTCTGACATTATATATGCAAGAGGTGGGTATATTAGTCCAGGTAATGCATGGGGTACTAGTGATTCAGCGTTTTTCCCTAATGGAATTACTACAGCAGGTACAACTAACTGGATATATGGATCAACTACTCACATAGGTAACGCGACTGGTAATGGAGCAGGGCACGACTTTTATTCTAGTGGTAGTTCATACTCTACTGGAAATCTAGAGACAAATGGATCTTTTAGAGCGCCTATATTTTATGATAGGAACGATACAGGATATTATTTAGATCCTAATTCTACATTGTCTGGTATATTAAGAGGTAATCTTAGATTTAATGATTATGGAGCAGGAATAGTAGGTACCTATACATCTACTCGATATCAGGGAGTATTTGCAATGGGTGATGCATATAAGCTACCTATTGATGGTACTAGTGTTAGTAACTTGTATGGTATAACATGGTCGCATCCTAACGCTGGTGGTGTTGCTGGTAACCTGAATACACACGGGGCTCTTATCCTAGAAAACGGTACTTTTCTAGCTGCATTATCTGGATCTATTAGAGCTAGAGATGATATGCGTGCTCCTATTTTTTACGATCAAAATAATACTGGTTACTATATTGATGCAGCTAGTACATCGTATCTATATGATTTAACACTTGGAGGTTCTAAACATACATATCTTTATATTAATCCAGGAAATGGATATGAAGCTATGGTTCGCTATAATGGTGGATCAGGTAGTGGTTGGTATGGAGGAAAAAGAACTTCTGGCGGTATTAATTCCACTGCTGATTTTCATTTTTATTCAGAAGCAGTAGGTGCTGATGTATTTGGTATATCTACAGGTGGAACTGCAATTTCCTCTGGAGACATGCGTTCACCAATATTTTATGATTCTAATAATACTGGATTTTATTTAGATCCTAATAATACATCTAAACTAAGTACACTAAATGTAAATAATTTAAATTCTGGAAATGTAATTAACGTAGGTTCTACTAATAATGGAAATGAAAGCATAGCTACATCAAGTGCTAGAGGTCTTGAATTACATTCTGTAGGAGATAGAACTTACTGGATTGGAAAAAGAGAAGGCGCTTGGACACAACCATTAGATGTTTCGTTTTACACAGGTATAAGATATCATGCTCATCAAGCATATAACGGGCATAGATTTTTTACAACTGGATACGATTCTACAGAATCTTTTTCTATAGGTAATGGAGATAATAATGTAAGAGTAACTAATACGATTTTTGTAAGTGGTGATGCAAGAGCTCCAATATTTTATGACCAAAACGATACAGGATATTATTTAAATCCAAATGGATTATCTTATTTGGATAGATTAGAACTTGCAGGATCAGCATATTTTAGACCTAGAAGCTGGATACAGTTTGATAGTAATTATGGTTTATATTGGCCAAATCATTATGGAGCTCATTTATATCCAAATAATTATAACTCATATACTCAGTTTAGATTAGATGGTAATAAAAATGGATACGGAGGAATTGTAGATTCTTATAGTGCTGTTTCAGGAATGATGTACGATTCAGGCGGTAATGGTGGTGTATATCGTGAAGCCAATAGTAGATGGTATTTTTATTATCACCTTAGTAATGACTGCATGGGGGTTGGTACATCTTCCACATCTTCTACTTATAGTCTTTACTTAAATAAAGGTATATATGCACCATCTAGAATTGATGCTACAATATTCTATGATGCAAGTAATACAGGGTATTATCTTGATCCTAATGGTGGGTCATATTTAGCTAGTTCTTTAGAGATAGCGAATGGATACATATTAACAAATGGAGTGGGCGGTTCTATGTATATGAATAGTGTTGCTGGTGGATTTGGTGGATATTTCCAATGTGCTAGACACTTAGTAATAGAAACACAACAAGCTGGTCACCATGTTTATGTGCTTGATTCAAGTGGTACAGGTGTTGTAAAACTTAGTGGATCACAATCTTGGTCAGCGCATTCTGATATAAGAATAAAAACTGTACACTCAACTTTAGAAAATAATTTATCTAAACTAGAAAATATTAATCCAGTTAACTATTCTTTTAATAACTTTGATGATGATAGAAATAGAATTGGACTTGTTGCTCAGGAAGTGCAAGAACATTTCCCTGAACTTGTAACATTAGATCCTAAAACAGATTATTTAATGCTAGATTATACAGGTCTTATCCCAGTGCTTCTTGGAGCTATTAAAGAACTTAAAAACAAAGTGGAAATTTTAGAATCACAATTATAAACTATTAAATTATTTAAGCTTTGTTTAATATTGATTCATTTGGCAACATTTATTTTACTGGTGCAATAGCTGCTAACAGTTATCCTACTATTACTACTACACCAACTCATGTATTAGTAGCAGGGGCAGGAGGTATTATATCTAGAGTAGCTGTTAGTCAACTTGTTAGTAATACACAATCATTGTCTCCGGTTACTTCTGTATTTGGAAGAAAAGGAGATATTATGCCAAGTAGAGATGATTATAATAGCTCACTTATAAAAGAAGGTAGTAATCTTTATTTTACAAATCCTAGAGCAAGGGCTGCTATATCATTAACTACTACAGGAAGTACTGGACCGGCTACATATAATCCTGTTACTGGTGTAATAAATGTTCCTCAATATCAAAGTGATCTAAATGGTGTAAGTAGTTTTAATAACCGCACTGGAGCCGTAGTCCTTACTGCTTTAGATGTAACAACTGCTCTTACGTATACTCCTCTTGCTGTTGAAACAGATCCTGTCTGGACAGCACAAAAGATATTATATTATACTAAAGTAGAAACTGAATCATATGTAACAACTCAAATATCTAATTTAGTTGATTCTGCCCCTACAGCTCTTAATACACTTAATGAATTAGCAGCTGCTTTAGGAGATGATGCTAATTTTAGTACAACTGTTACTAACTTAATTGGTACTAAAGAACCAATCATTACTCCAGGTACAACATCACAGTATTGGCGTGGTGATAAGACCTGGCAGACTTTACCAGTTTACACTTTATCAGGACTTGGTGGAGAACCTGCAATTACTGCTGGCACTACGTCACAATATTGGAGAGGTGATAAGACTTGGCAAACTTTACCTATTTATACTCTTAGTGGGTTAGGTGGTGTACCTACTAGTAGAACATTAAGTATTAATGGAACATCTTATGATCTTTCTGCGGATAGATCATGGACTATTAATTCTATGGTTTACCCATCAGCTGGTATTGCAGTATCAACTGGTACTGCTTGGGCAACATCTATTACAAATAATAGTACAAACTGGAATACAGCATATGGATGGGGAAACCATGCAAGTGCTGGATATTTAACTACAAGTGCAGCTGCTAGTACATATTTAACGCAAACAAATGCTTCTAATACGTATGTTAGTTTAACTGGAGCATATTCTAATCCAGCTTTTGTAGCATCATTAGCATGGTCTAAAATAACAGGTGCTCCTTCCTTTATTACTAGTTATACTGAGACTGATACTTTAGCAAGTGTTACAGCTCGTGGAGCTAGCACTAGTACAAATATTACACTTAATGTAGTTTATTTTAGTGATACTACAAATGGCATTTACAAGTCTGGTGGAAGACTTACTGTACGATCAGAGTCTACAGATGATGTAGCAAACTTTGCAAATTATGGTTTATACTTACCTAAAACAGGACAAACTGCAGGTCTTTATGTTGAAAGTCCTATTGAAGCTAGAGGTGGCTTAAGAATAGGTAGTGGTGCTGTTAATGGAACTATTACCGTAGGAGCTGATACAGGTGTTACAGCTAGTCGATTAGTACAGCGTGATGGTAATGGATATATATATGCTAATCATATTAACTTTAATACTTCTGAATCTGAAAATCCAACCATTAGTAGTTTTATTACTTCTAATGGAGACGGATGGTCTAGAAAGTCTAGTATTGCCCATGTTAGAAATCAACTAGGAAATTATGGAGGTTGGATAACTCAATCTACCGGGGATGGTAGATATTTAATGGGAACAACTAATCCTGGTACTGTTAATAACTTTACAATATCTATAGGTAATAACGGTTCATACTCTTATGTACAATCTCATTCTAGTCAACCATTAGAACTAAACCCAGTTGGAAATGCTGTAAGAATAGCTGGTAATGTTGTATGGCATCAAGGTAATCTTACTAATCTTAATCAACTTTCAAATGGACCTGGATATATTACTGGTTATGCAGAAACGGATACTCTTGCTTCAGTAACAGGCAGAGGGGCTAGTACAAGTACTGCAGTCACTTTTAATGGTGGTATTAATGTACCTGCAACTATTTTTTCTAGTTTTGATAATAGTTGGGCATTAAGAATAAACAGAAGTAATACTAGCACTTATTTAGGTATTACATATGCTACAGGTGGAAATCTTGAATGGTATTTAGGTCCAAGAGAAGATGCAACTAATACATTTAGATTTTATAATTTTAATACAACTTTAAATGCCTGGAGCATAGATGTAAGCGGTAACTGTACAGCCTATGCTGATATTATTGCTTATTCTGATTCTAGAGTTAAAAAAGATATAAGTCCAATAACTACGGCTTTAGATAAAACTTTATTATTAAAAGGGGTCAGCTATAAAAGAATAGATATAGAACAGAATGTTACTAAAATTGGATTTATAGCTCAAGATGTAAAAGAAGTATTACCTGAAGTAGTTACCTATGATGAAGGTGCTGATAGATATGGTGTCTCTTATGGTAACATAACTGCTCTGTTAGTAGAAGCTATTAAAGAGCAACAGTTACAAATAGAAGACTTAAAAAACTATATTAAAGAAATAAATAATAAGATTAGTAAATTAGAAAACTAATGGCTAGTTTAAGTTTTTTTAATACTAACGATTTTATTTTTGTAACTATTACATCTAGTTGTAGTAGTCCTGTTTATGCAACTTATGATTTATATAAAGATAATTCATTTTATCAATCAGGTACTATATCTCCTTATGGTGCAAATTTAGGGCAATTTCCTTTAGGTACTTATAATATAGATGTTGTAGTTTTTGAAGGAGATCCTATATTTATATGTGATACTGGATCAGCAGATGGTGTGGTTATAAATACATTATTAGAATGTATTCCACTTAATCAAAACAATCTATCATTTAGTGCTCTTGCTGATTTTTATGATTTACAAACAGATCAAATTTTATTATCTGGACCAAATGATCCAGCTTCAGGAGCAACTATATTTGGATTATCTAGTTTACCTACAATGGGGTCTCCATCAAAAACAAGACCAAATGCAGTTTCTGAATTAAGAGGTGATTGTAGATATGTTACAGATGGTATATTTTCTTATGAAGCTTATTTGGAAAGTAACTTATCTAAATTTTTTATAGATAGTAGTGGTGGAGTTTATCCAGGAACCTGGGAAAGAGTAGTTTATGATCTTGTTTGGTTATCAGAAGCAAATGGTAGAACAACAAGTTGTCCATCAAATAACTCATCTGCTACTTTTTTTATTTATTTAGAGCATTTTAATACATCAGGAACTGTTATAACTGGTTTACCTTTTATTATTACAGTTAGAAAAAATGGATCAACAGTTGATAGTTTATCAAGATTTGCTGGATCGAATGGTTCTACTTCCAAAACTGTAACGGTATCTTTATCTCAAGGAGATCAAATAGAAATTTCATCAGATACACAATTACTTCCATTTGCATCAAATTGTGGCAGAACATTAAATTATAGAACTAAGATAGAAATAAAAGATATCATATTAAATAATGCTCCAAAGTTTATAAGAAATAAAGTTATTGATAGTACTAGAATATTAGATGCTCCTGCATGTTCTTCTCAAACAACTGTAATTTATTCATTTGAAGAATTAAGAGACGCAGAGAATTTAGGAGTTTTTGGCGATGCAGAATTGTATGTTAATAACGTTTTAGTTGATACCATATCATCAGGAATTGTAAAATCTATAGTAGTTAATCCTAACATTCCTGTAAAATTAAGAGTAAGGTATAGTGGAAATAGTATACCTAGCAAATACACAGAGCCATTAGTTAGAATTTTATCTACACTAAATAATAATACAACTTCTCCTGCTTCTCAAAATTTAATATCAGGAGTACCTAGTTTTTTTGATAGAGAAATTTTAACACCTGCTAGTGGAGTAAATATATTAAGGTTAAGAGGTTATTTTGAGGTTAAAATTAATGAGAACCCTTGTGGCTTTGAAACAGAAATGTCTGATTTTATAACAGCTGAGCAGTATATAACTGATTATGTTTATGATTTAGGATCAAGCACAGGGAAAGTTGTACTTAAAGCAATACCTTATAGTGTACCTGATAGATTTCAAGTAATATGGAATAATCAAGTAGTAATTGATACTGGATATATAACAAGAAATATTAATCCTTTGTCAAACCAACTTGCTCAAGTTAATGACGCACTAGAAGATTTAGGAGAACCAACGGTCAATAATGTAAAGTTTGTATTATTTCGAGAGAGGCAAACCTTTAATAAAAATTTATCTTCGCCAACAACTGCTATTGTTAGAGTATTTTCACCAGTAATTGGTGTAAGTATTTATAAATTTAGTTTAAGTTGTCCATCATAATTTTATTTCTTTAACTATATTTATAACTTAAACTTTAAAAACATTATTATGAATTACACTTGGAAAATTACTAGCATTAAAGGAATGGATCTACCTGATCAACCAAATGCAATCATCCAAACTTTTTGGACAAAGACTGGAACGGATGAGCAAGGGAATGAAGGAACTTTCTCAGGAGCAACTCCTTTTAATCCTGATGATATTGATCCTGAAACATTTGTGCCATATGCTCAACTAACAGAAGAGATTGTGCTATCTTGGATACAAGCTGTTGTGGTTGGATCTTATGAAGAACATGTAAATGCTCAGATTCAAAAGCAGATTGATAGTAAGAGAATTAGTGATAAGCCTCTTCCTTGGGCTCCGCCTGCTGAATAACTGACATTTCGTCATTAACATTTGTGAATAACTTTTTGGTCTATTAATTGTACATGTTTGTATATTCGTAATAGATTAATCTAAAATATTAAAACAAATGGAAAAAATTTCTCTTAAGTTGTTTGAGTTCTACAATCTAGATGCTGAGCTCAACGGTTTAACAAACCAGCAGACTGGTGAAAAGATTGCTTCTGGACTTGTTCAGGAAAAACTTTCTTTGGTTACTAAGTATTGGCTTTCTGAGCTTGCTAAAAAAGTAGCAGCTGAAAAAGCTAGTGTAGAAGAGCTGAAGAATGAACTTATTAAGAAGTACGGCAAAGAAGATGAGAACGGTGGTATTTCTATTCCTATGGTACTTGAACAAGTAGATGAGGAAGGAAATACTAAGAAGGTTCTTAATCCAGAATTTCAATCTTTTGAAAAAGAGTTTAACGAACTTCTTCAAGCTGAAAAAGAACTTGAGTATAAAGCTTTTACTCTTGAAGACTTTGAAAAGGTTGAGACATCAGAAAATTATCAAACCTTCTTTAAACTTATTAAAGTTCAAGAAGCCAAAGTGCTTCCATTGAGCTAAC